AAGAAACTTATTTTGAGGCTTATCCTCTTCTCTTTGAGATCTCATTCTCATGGTTTCTCTTGTAGCCAGGAGCATTGGCTCAGGGACTCATGATGCTGAACCCATCGTCTACGTAGTGCTTGAGGATTATGTCAGCCTCCATAATTCCTGAAAGTATGGGTATGGTTTCTTCTGTATCTCCTTTGTCATAGGAATATTTACCTATTTTTTCTGACTCAAAAAGAGCTTTAGTGTAAGTGCCGGGATCGTTTTCTTCTTCTATAAGAATCTGGCAGGCTTTTTTTATAGGCTCTGGTACAGCTTGACCGTACTTCCCTGTAATACAGATGTTATTCAAGCCTTCTGGGAATAGATTGTCCCCTAAAGAAGTTGTGGTTAGAATGTAGGTAAGCTCCGGGTCTCCCACTCCAGCTCCTGATACACTGCAATCCAAGTAGATTGAGTGTTCATCATAAGTATAAAAGTCCCCAGGGAGAGTAACCCCGCAGATCTTGATACTTGAAATGCTCAGGATGTTTTCGGTTATAGGAGGGTGAATACGGTTTTTACCATTCCCATCCATACACAGGTCAAGCTCTTTTTTGTAGAAATGGGTATTGGTGACCTTTTCTATAAGTTGTTCCTTCTCAGAGATAATAGCCTTCTTCTCTGAATCAGTGGTTCCTGAGGGCCAGTTATCTATATCAGAAGGATTCAGGTAGTTTCCCATGAGCACCAAGAAAAAGAGACGGCAGACAGTTCACTCCACCGTCTCCTTAATTTATTTTCCAATCCTATTCATACTTTGGCTTACTCAATCACAAGAAGCTGCACACACTTGATGTAGTCAATCCAAAGGTTCTTGGCCGCAGCCTCTCCGTTCTGGATACCAAATCCAATGGCCAGCTCTTCATCCTGAGGGATATTGGTGGTCACACTTCCTGTTTGTAGGCAATACCGGTCAGAATCACGGAACACAAAATATCTAACAGTTCCGTCTCCATCCCAGTGGAAGCCCAGGCGGATCCATTCATCGTCCTCAAGGTCTTGCTCTGTATCAGTATCTGTAGCATTTCCGTTGGTGCAGACTTCAAAGTCAATGTTTTCATCTCCATCATCCTTCTTGAATACAACAAAATCATTAGGTTCCGTAAACCAGGTGGTCCCAGTTATAAGGCCAAACCAGAAATCTATCTGTTCAGCATCGTCCACCTTAAAACGAATCTCTGCATACAATGGATAATTATCAACCAACTGCCAGGCTTCAGCTGCTTTAGTGATCTCCACATTGTCATCGTCTGGTGTATCGGTAGTAATCAGCAGGACTCCGTTTACCATATCGGCTAAGGCCTGAGTAGCAGGCCCAGAACCGGACTCAGAAATATTCCATTCATCAGTATCCCAGTTGTCAAAATGATCCACCAATCTGTGTGCGTATTCAGGCAACAGACATTTCAGGATGTCCCATTTATCATGATTTATATGATAATTTAGGGGATTGATATCCATAATGATGAGGTCTTCTTGGTGAGTGCCAACATTTTCTCTTGGAAATAAGTCATCTCTCATTTTGTTCCTCCAGTTTTTTGACGAGCTCAGACTTCTTCATTTTGAAGGTACCTTTAATCCCACGCTTTGAGGCGATCTTCCGGAGCTCCCAAATCTTCAAGGAACCAAAGTCGGCTTTCTTCTTGTCTTCTTTGATCTCTATGTAGGGATAGCCCCGAATAGCCTCCACTACCTTTTTGTCATTTATAGTAGTGGGCCTACCCTTTGGAAGAGAAACCTCCCCTAAGGGTGTGGGGATAGCTCGTCTAAATCCGTGATTTATTACGGTAGTCATTTTTAGCATCCATGCTCAAGGCATCTCAGCAGCACGCAGGCATTTACATTCTCGATGGTGCATCCAGTCTTAATGGAATAGAACACATAGGTGGCTTCATCAGCTGCTTCTCTCTGGCTTTCAATTCTTATATCTCTCTGCATCCCGATAATGAGATTGTCTTTGGGGGTTAAAAGTACGTCTGTGTATTCACCAGCTCCCACTTCACCATCAGCACCAGCATCCGGGTCTCCAAGATTAGTAGGCATCAAGGGTACGTCTATAATTCCAACTTTACCGTAGGAAGTTGGGACTTTCCCTTGTAGTACTGCATCACCAAGAGCTGTGCCTCTGCTCTGGAGAGCTTCAATATAGTCCTGGGACACTAGGTCTGAGTTTAGGAACTTCATCTTCTCAAGTCCGTTATTAGCCTTATATTTAGAGGGCATATTCTTAATCATCTGGTGGTATTTGAATTCCCACCTGTACTCAGCAGCTATGTACTCAGCGATCTCTCCAGCCTCTTCAAATTCTGATCCAGACTCGCCTCCATCGCAGGCATCCTTTATGTCAGCTCCACCTGATACGTCATTGTGATATTGCTCTCCTGCTTGAGAGTGAGTGATTATGTAACGCCAGCCGTCAAATAGACTCCTGATGTCATCAGTATCCCAGTTGTTGTTTCCACCGCTTGACTCAGCCATGTAATAAGCCATTTCCAATTGGTTGGCTATTTTGGCTGTGACTATCTTCATGAGATGGTCTTTAAACTTAGCGCCTTCAATGTTTTCCTCTAAATCATCATCAAACACCACAACCGCGCCTCTCATCTTATAGGTGTTCAGAGTAATTTTGTTCTGTCCGAACTTCTTCTTGTATTTACTCTCGTTAAAAGACCCGGCAGGGTAGAGAAAATCTCCATCACCAAAACCCATAGCCCTTATAAAAGCAGAGGGTTTATTCATTTTTTTAACACGAGCAAAATCCTTCATGGCTGATTGGTCAGCCACATAGTCTATGAATTGGTCTGCTTCTTCTGGACTCAGGTCTATACCTGGCATGCTAATCAGGTTAAACTTATTAACCTTGATTCTTTCTAATAGCTTTTTACTGTCTTTCATTTTCGTTTCTCCTTTTGCTTCATCCTAAAGAAGGCCACTTATCTCCTTCATCTTTTTCCACATCTTCATCGTCTTCATCATCCTGATCGTCTATGGATTTCTTTTTAGCCAATTTCTTTTTAAGCTTAGCGTTCTCCTCTTCCAGCTTCTCTGTTCTCTCTTTCTCTTCATCTTCTTTTTCCTTTTTGAGTTTTTCATAGTCATCCAATTTCTTTTTCACGTCCTCGGGTATTTTGTCTAAACCGTCGGCCTTTTCCTTTTTCTCCTTGTCTCCAATAAGCTTATCCAGCATCTCTCTCATCTTTTTTAATTGGGCGACTGTGGCTTTAGAAAGCGCCCTTCCAGCCTTTTCTATGGCTTTTTCTGTCAGGTTTTCTACATCAAATTTAGCCACTTTCTCGGTATCTGATTTTTCCGGGTACCCATAAGAGACATATTTGGAGATGGTCTTTAAGGCCTTTTTAAGCTCGGAAGTAAAGTCATCCTTGTACTTAGAAAGTGTTTTATAGGCTCCTTTAAGAGCGGTCATAGCATTCTTAGGAAGCTTCTCAGCCTTTTCCAGCATGGCCAGAATATCTTCATCCTCTTCAAGTGCTTCCTTAATCTCCTCATCCTCCATAAACTTTTTGAGATCCACTTTGTCTGAATCAGCCTTCTCTTCAAAAAACTTTTGAATTAATTCAATGTAATTCATTTTGTTCTCCTTAATGACATGGAACCTCTTTTTTTTATTGGCAGCTTTATCCACCAGGCTTATCTCTGATATGTCCAAATTTTCAAGCCAGCGTGGCATAATTAACCTCCAATAAAGTTCCGGTCTTAATTAGGTTTGTTAGGGATCTCTTGGCGGGAGCATCCAAAACTTAAGGCATCAAACAAGCCTTGAACGCCTGAGCGTGATGTATGTAATTCACCTCAGCCTTCAAGCTGAAGATCCATTATCTATGTATATAAAGTCTATGTTCAAATTTCAAATTATTGATTGGCAGATTTAGCCGTCCCCCCCATAGAAAAGCCATTGAGCTTCCCTTCAACTACATCTTTCCAGGTTTCTTTTTCATCTCCAAGATAAACGGATATATACCAGTCCCCAGATTTAATAAGATGTTTATCTCCAGTGCCTCCCTTATGGTGGTCTTCTTCTGCCTGGTAACATTCAACCACAGGGGCTTTTATAGACTGGCCCTTGTGCATCACTTTAATTTTTCCGCCTTCTACCATAAACTTTTTAATTGCTTTCCAAATTTCTGAGG